TTCTTTAGGAATTCTTCGAAAAAGAAAATTTCTTTTTGTTTAATAATTTTTTCTGGAGAAACAAAGGAAACACAAACAAATTTTTGTCCAGCAATAGGTTTATCTTCTTCCAATAAGTCTACATATTTAGAATTTGGAATTCCATTCATATTTTTTCTTTCAAAAGAAAAATTACTTTCTTTAGAACTACTCATTTAAATTATAATATAAAATTGTTTTAAGTTTTTTTAAAATTATATATATTTTTTTTTTCTTATTATTTAGTATAATGGCTGGAATAATTAATGTCGGTGAACTCGTTAAGAGAATCATTAAGTATTTAGTTGAAGGTTTAATGGTTGCTATTGCTGCTTATGCTATCCCAAAACGTTCTTTGAACATTGAAGAAATTTGTCTTATTGCTTTGACAGCTGCTGCCACATTTAGCATTTTGGATACTTATATCCCAAGTATGGGATCCACCGCACGTTCAGGAGCCGGATTTGGAATTGGAGCGAACCTAGTTCGTTTTCCCGGGGGATTTTAACCATAAAATGGTAACAAATTTTTAAATTGTTTTTAAATAAACATTTTATAATAATTAATTTATAAAATATTTAAATCTAAATCGTTTGAATAAATTCCCAATTTAATTCATAACATATTTTTTTCCAAATTGCGTCTTGTTCTATGCGTTTCTCTCTATCTTTCAACATTGGAAAATGTTCCAAATACTGTGTTTCTCCCAAAAGTTCGCATAGTTTATAAGCAGTATAGTAATAATTCAAAAAATTAACTCTGTCATCTGGACAAAATTTAGAATAAGGGGACTGTAATTCTATAAATAAATTACAAAGAGTTTCTTCTAATTCCTGACTCATGATAGGGGGTTTTATACCTAATTTATCTTTTATAAAAGGAATATGTTCATAATATTTATTATAACCTAATTTTTTGAGTATTTCTTTGGTTTTACAATTTGTAATTTGAGATAAATCGATTCTCTCTTTTTTTATTTGTAGTTTAATATTTTCAATCACTTCAATTGGTATTTGAGTAGTTTCCTTACCTTGAAATTGTGCTAGAATTTCTTTAAAATGATTAATTCTTTTATAAGCGTAAAAACATACTTCTTTTGGAGGTTCTTTGTAAGAAGGTTTTTCATTTTCAATTAAATAAGGAATATTTCTAGAACATAAATTACAAATTAAAAGACCTTCATCTTCAATAGGAATTAATTCTCCTTTGAAACAGTATTTACATATATTATTTTGTAAAACAAAAGAATTTACATCAATAAAACTATCATCTATGTTAGTTAAATAATTTTGTAAAATATTATTATTATTAACACCATTATTTTCATTTTTGTTACTGTTGTTTATTTTAAAAAAATCTTCGATACATTTATTTTTACTATTTTGTTGACAATTAGAAGAAGCATTTCCTGCCGATATATTTTTTTTATTTTCAAAATATTCAAAAATATATTTGGAATTGTCTAGAAAATATTCTTTTTTTTTATTTTTAAGACTTTTAATGCTTTCATTAATTTCATTCATACGATCCTTTATCTCCATTTTTTGTTCAATGGTCAAAGTTTCTTGTTCTTTTTCTAATTGCGACTTCAAATCTTGTTTTTCTTCTTTAAGATTAGGAATATTATCTGTTTCATCTGTGAAAAATTCATTCAAAAATTCTTTATGTTTATTATCAAGTGTAATTAAATTTTTTTTATTGATTTTTATTTTTTTTACATTTTTTGGTTTAAAGGATGGCATATTAATAACTATATAAATTTTTTTAATTACTAATTAAATAAATATATTAATTTAGAGATTATCAAATTATTGTTTAGAGATTATCAAATTATTGTTTAGAGATTATCAAATTATTGTTTAGAGATTATCATTTATTGTTTAGAGATTATCATTTATTGTTTAGAGATTATCATTTATTGTTTAGAGATTATCATTTATTGTTTAAAGATTATCATTTATTGTTTAAAGATTATAATATATATAATAGAATAATTTTACATTTAAAAAACATTAAATTTTTCTTTAAAAAATATAATGGATAACAAAGAAAAAGAAATCAAATTTAATTATTGTAAATTAAATTCTAACGAAGTTAAAAGTGTTAAAATTGATAATTTAAAATTTCAAAAAATGCTTTTATTATTTAATGCTTTAGAAGAAGGTTGGAGTATTAAAAAAAGCGATGATTCCTTTATTTTTCAAAAAAAACATGAGGATAAAAAAGAAGTTTTTACAGACATTTATTTAGAACAATTTATAAAGAACAATCTTGATTTAAATAAGCTATTTTAACTTTATTGATATTTTTTAATATATTATATTAAAATTATTTAATTTTATTTTATTAATTAATTAAATTAAATTTCGAAATTTTTTTTTCTTTAGCAATAATATAAATATGGGAGGTGGATTAATGCAACTAGTCGCTTACGGAGCTCAAGACGTTTACCTTAAAAGCCTGTAGGGTAGAAAAATATCAGGGAATGTTGAAAAAATAAGACATTCATAACCCCTTATGTGGACATTCATTTTTTGGAATGAATACCATTGATGTTAATTAGGGAAGTCTATTCACTAGACTTTAAAAACCCTAGTGAGAAAATCAAATTGCTTGAAACCCCTAAAGCTTATTCAACTAAGTCATTGTTGTGAAATAGTGATGGCCAAGAGAAAAAACTTGGGTATAGTAAAATTGAATAAGATAATGTAATATGTAATAAATATTACATAAATGGGCAATGAGCAGCCAAGCTTGTTTGAATAAAATAATATAAATATATTAACTATAATAATAAATAATGAATGTTGGAAGAAAAAAAAATATTGGAAGAAAAAAAATGTAACAAGTGTAACATTACACAACCAGTAACTGATTTTAGAAAATACACTAATAGTCAAAACTCATTTTCAATTACATGTAAAAAATGTTTAAATGAATTGGATAAAATAAGAAAAAAAAATAAAAGACAACAAAAAAATGAAAATTTTATGTCAAAATGTGAAAAATGTTTTCAAGAAAAAGCATTAAAAGATTTTGTTAAATTAAAGAATTTTTATAAAAAAAAAATTTGTATTTCTTGTTATCCAAAATTTTTAACTGAACAAAAAAATGAGTGGTGTAAAAAAGAATCTGTTTGTAATATGAATTATATAATAAAAAAATCATTAGCTTCACGTTTAAGAAAAGTTATGACTAAAAAAAATAATTCTACTATGAACTACATTGGTTGTAATATTATTTATTTAAGAGAATGGTTCACATTTAATTTTTCTTTAGAAATGGATTGGTCAAATTATGGTTCTTATTGGTCGATTGATCATATTATTCCTATTTCTAAATTTGATTTAACAGATGAAAAAGAAAAATTACAATGTTGGAATTGGTCTAATTTAATACCTGTTAGTATTAATTATAATTCTTCCAAAAAAGAAATAGACCTTAACCAAGTTAATAATATTTTACAAAAATTAGAAAAATTCAAAGAAGAAGGTTCAACGACTAAATGGTTTTCGGATGAGTTTAATATTAATTTAATTCTAGTGGAACAAAAAATAAATTCATCATAAGATATAGTCTAATCCTTATTGAAAGATAAGGTAGAGGAAATGTACAGGTAATCCTCAAATTACTTTCTGGAAAGTCACATACCGCAGATACACTAACTTTGCTATTGAATCTATTGAACAAACATTCAATGGACAAGCTGATTTTGGACGAAGAGTTCAATGTACCATCAGTAGAAACGGAGATCTTGCTTCTCGCACTTATCTTCAAGTTACACTTCCTGAAATTAACCAACTTATGGGTGTCAGTTCCTATGTGGAAGGTTTTGGAAACGGAGTTTATGCTAGATGGCTAGATTATCCTGGAGAACAACTTATTGCCCAAGTGGAAGTTGAAATTGGTGGACAAAGAATTGATAGACAATATGGTGACTGGATGCACATCTGGAATCAACTTACCATGACCTCTGAACAACAAAGAGGTTACTGGAAGATGATTGGTAACACAACCCAACTTACCTTTATCACTGATCCTTCTTTCTCTGAAGTCGATGGTCCTTGTGACTCTTTGGCTCCTCGTCAAGTTTGTGCTCCTAGAAACGCTCTTCCTGAAACAACTCTTTATATCCCTCTTCAATTCTGGTTCTGTACCAACCCAGGATTAGCCCTTCCTTTGATCGCCCTTCAATACCACGAAGTTAAAATCAATCTAGATATCCGTCCTATTGATGAATGTCTATGGGCTGTTACTACTCTAAGTTGTAACACAAACGGAACAACAGCAGGACAATTCACTACCGGACGCCCTGTTCCTGCCGTGATTGCTTACAATCAATCTCTAGTTGCTGCTTCTCTTTACGTTGATTATGTGTTTTTGGACACTGATGAACGCCGAAGAATGGCACAAAACCCTCACGAATATTTGATTACACAACTACAATTCACAGGTGATGAATCCGTTGGTTCTTCCAGTAACAAAATCAAATTGAACTTTAACCATCCTGTTAAAGAATTGATTTGGGTTGTTCAACCTGATCAAAACGTTGACTACTGTTCCTCCCTTGTTTGTGATGCTCTTCTATTCAAAGTTCTTGGTGCTCAACCATTCAACTACACTGATGCCATTGATGCCCTTCCAAACGCTATCCATGCTTTTGGTGGACCAAAGGAAATTGCTGGTGACAGTAGAGCTTACCTTGATGCTGCTGGTCTTTTCAATGATGCTGGAGCTTTGGATGCTTACATCCCTGAAAATTTCACTGGATACTGGCACGGTGCTAGTAACCCATACAACCAACCAAACTTTGGAGGTCCTCCTAATGTCAACCCATTGTACGACGGAACTGCTAATGGTGTAATTAGTACAATTGACACTGGAGACCACAACGCAAACTCCGGAGTTTCTGATGCCGGTACATTCGTTCTAACTGAAACATCTCTTGACATGCATTGTTGGGGAATGAATCCTGTTGTTACTGCCAAACTTCAACTAAATGGACAAGATCGTTTCTCTGAGCGCGAAGGTTCCTACTTCTCTTGGGTCCAACCTTACCAAGCTCACACCAGAAACCCTGATGAAGGAATTAACGTATACTCTTTTGCTTTGAGACCAGAAGAGCATCAACCATCAGGGACGTGTAACTTCTCCAGAATTGATAACGCCACATTACAGTTGGTGCTTTCAAACGCAACAGTTGAAGGAACAAAAACTGCCAAAGTCAGAGTTTACGCAACAAATTATAACGTGTTAAGAATTATGTCCGGTATGGGGGGGTTAGCATATTCCAATTGAGCGGGTTGGGTATTATTATCAAATTTATTTATATATTATTTTATTTTCAAACTACTTAAATAAATCCATATTATATTTTATATAATATGGAAAATTCACTTTCTATCAAAAACAATGTTGAAATAAAACCAATTTATTCAACACATGAGAAATTAATATGTGGAACTATTAATTATAATAATAATATATATCTTGTTGACTTACATGATAAAGACAGAATAATTAATTTTAATAAAAAATTTTTATTTTATAATCAAAATGATATATATCCATCTTATTCTTATAATTATAAACGTTTTGATTATTTAGACTTTATATTTAATTATAACAGCGAATCAGTTTATTATAAATTTAAAAATAACAATCAATATGATTTAAGAAGGGAAAACGTAGAAATTTATCATTTTTATCATAAATTTATTGAAGAAAAGTACGATATAATAAATTATATTCCAGGTCATTACTTAAAATTAGGACAAGACGCAAACATAATGAAAAATCCTATATGGAAAATAAAAGAAAATAATAAAGAAATTTTATTAATGTATTGCGAAAAAAATACGCTATGTAAACTTTGTCCAGTTAGTTATCAAAAAATAATAGATTTTGAAAATAATTTTAACAATAACAAAAAATTAACTTGGTATAAACATCAAAATGGTTATATATTAAATTCAAATAATTTATACATTCACCAAATAATTACAGAGTGTCATGGAAATGGTAAGGGGACTTTAAATACTAGCGTAGATCATATTGATCAAGATCCATTAAACAATACTTGGGATAACCTAAGAATCGCTACAAGGAAAGAACAAGAACAAAATTCAAAAGGAATTAAAGATGGTACAAAAAGAGAAAGAAAACATAACGCAAAAGAATTACCTAATGGAATAACGCAAGATATGATGAAAAAATATGTTGTTTATTATCATGAATGGTTAGATAAAGAACATACAAAAGAAAGGGAATTTTTTAAAATAGAAACACATCCAAAATTAGATAAACCGTGGGCAACTACAAAGTCAAATAAAGTAACTATTTTTGAAAAATTAGCTCAAGCAAATAAACTAATAGA